ATTTATTTTGATGAAGAACTATTTGATAGCTGCGATACTACTGGCGACAGTCGTGTTTTTGGAATATATTTCAGGCAGTTAAACATGGCGCAGCATAAAGGGAAAACATTTGAGGACACGATTGAAGCTGGTGGTATCCTGCTGTCAGGAGACAGATTGCCTGTTAAAGAGAAACGGGCCGCAGTAGTTGATCAATATGGTAATGAAGTTGACGGAGAAGAAGTAAAAAAAGAAGACATAGAACGTTGGGGTGTCGGCCTGACGCCAACAGACTATGTAAACTTAAACACTCATTATTCATATTTAAAGAAAGCAAATCCTCATTGTGACAGTAACCAGGAAATTTTTATAATGGATTTATGTTATGCAAAGATGCAGCAATTAAAATGCGTTGCATCAGGTGACATGGACAATTATAAAAAGATGGGAGAATATTATAATAGTACGTTCCAGAAATCCGGGTTAAAGATCGCAAATGAAGGTGAAGCAAACAGCGATGATTGCCTTGGTGTTTGGAATTCAAGGATTGCACAGTATACGCCGGAAGAGTATTACAAAAACAAGAATCTTTATAAAGATTTTGACAGTGTTGGAGATTATTTCAGGCGTTTTATTCTTCGTCCATTAAGGAATCTGCAGTATGGCACATCTGATAGAGATGAAGAATTCTATGTAAAGGATGGAGAAGAAGATGGCTAATCCAATGAAAGCTCCACCTAAGTATTATAAAAACCGTAATGCTGATGAAAGACAAAGTGAACTTTACAAAAAATTTCCAACCAATTCTTTTCTTGGAAATGAAAGAAATGTTGACCATGTATTAAGGTGGAATACTTTTTTTAGGAGAAATCTACATCGGCTGGCAATTGATTATCTGGGAATCACGCTACATATGTATCAAATTGTGATCCTGTATTTGATGGGCGTATGTAATTTTATAGTAATAATTGCATGTCGTGCCGCCGCAAAATCTTTTATTATTGCGCTTTACGCATGTTGCAGATGTATTGTTTATCCAAACTCTCGTATCGTGCTGTCTTCGGCAACGAAAGGGCAATCAAAGTTAATCATATCTGAAAAGATACAAAATGAACTGATGATGATGTCTCCTGTATTAAATAAAGAGATATTGAGGATAAAGGATAATAATAACGAGACAATCGTTTATTTTCGCAGTGGAAGTACGATTGTTGTTGTACCTGCCTCTGAAAATGGACGCGGACATAGATCAAATGTAATTATCAGAGAAGAATGCAGGCAGATCGCAAAGAAAGTTGACGATAGTGTCCTCTCCCCTTTCCAGATCGTCCGGCAGCCGCCATATCTGGCCGATCCATACTATGCCAATATGAAAGAGCTTCAAGAATTACCGGTCGATATTTATATCAGTTCAAGCTGGATAGAACCACATTGGATGTGGGATATTGTTGACAGGCAATATGAGAGCATGCTGAATGATAAAGGTGGATGTCTGCTCGCATTCGATGAAAGCATTACATTAAAACATAATATCAAGAAGCAAGAACAGCTACAGGAAGAGAAACGAAAACAAGACCCTATTACTTGGAAGCTTGAATTTGAAAACGCAAGACTGAAAGAAAATCAGTCTGCGTTTTTTACATATCAGATGCTTTTACAAAATCAAAAGGTAAAGAAACCTTTTTATCCGAGAAGATCTGGGGATATCAAAGATAACAAAAAGAATGTCTATGATATTCCGAAGCAGCCAGGCGAAATCCGCATTGTCAGTGTTGATATGGCTTTTGTAGAAAACAAGAAGAATGACAACTCGATTTATTCATGCATTCGAGCGCTGCCTGATTATATTAATTATAGGCGTGATGATAGTGATGTCAGAATGTCAAATGGCTTTAGACGCATTGTTCCGTATCTGGAATCCGTCCAGGGCGGAGATACTGTGAGACAGGCCATCAGGATCAGACAATTGTTTGAAGATTTTCATGCGGATTATATAGTGCTTGACACGAGAAACGGAGGCATCGTTGTGTACGATATGCTTGCCAGGGAAATGTATGACGACGAGCGCGATGTCTACTACTCCCCTCTTTCCTGCATGAACGATGACGGGATTGCGGGGCGCATCAAGGTTGAGGGAGCGAACCCATGCATTTACGCGGTGTCTGCTTCACAAAAGCTCAACAGCGACATTGCGACTGATTTCAGGCGCGTGCTGAATGAGAAGAGGATTGAATTCCTGATTAATTATGAGATGGCGAAGGAAGAAACGCTTCCAAAAATTAAGGAGTATTACAACTCCCCTGATGCTGACGTGCAGATCTTCTATGAATCTCCGTTTCTGGAAACCCAGGCAATGATCAGTGAGACCGTTGGATTGGTTTATGAAAAGAAACCGGACTCCGGTGTTATCGTGATCCATGAGCAGGGAGAAAACCGAAAAGACCGTTACACGAGCGTGAGCTATGGAAGTTATTTTATTTCTACGTTAGAACGTGAAAATATCGGTGGAGACGATTATGATTACGGCACGTTTATTAATTAAGAGAGGAGGGAGAAAGTGGCTGAAAATATAAATAGAAACAGAAATCAAAAAAGCAGAAATGTTCATCAGAAAGAAAAAACATTTGAACAAAACCAGACGAATCAGCAAAATAGTTTTGAATTCAACTCGTATCAACATAGAATTATTAATACGAATTTTGCGTTTGGGTTAAATGTTTTTGACTTATATAGCCAGAATCAACTTATTGATCTCGTGAAAGATCCAATGGCGCACAATGAACTTTTGCGTGAATTGTCATTGATTGTTTACGGAATGAACGGAACATATACAAATACGGTTGATTATATGGTAGCAATGCCTACGCTTGACAGGGTTGTTGTTCCTCATGGTCAAAGCAAAGAGAAAAAGCGAAAGAATGTTGGTTTAATGGAATCAACACTAAGAACAATCAGAGATCGTGAATTTATCCGAGATGCTTTGTGGCGCGGGATGATAGAAGGAATTGCTTTTTATTATTTTGAAACCACAAATCGCCCCGTTTCTTCCGAAAAATATATGACATCGTATGATGTTGACAGTATCGTTGAAATCAATGAGCTTGGTGTGAACGCAAGTATAATCTCTCTCCCATCCGACTATACGGAAATTGTTGGAATTAAAAACAATGCATATGTGATTGCTTTTAATCTTGATTATTTCGATGTCGGAGGCGGCGAGCCGACAGAAAGTAAACTAAAGAAATTCCCAAAAGAAATAAGAGACGCTTATCACAACAAGAAGAAATCTACTTCTAAAGGGAATTGGTATGTTCTTGACAACAAGAAAACTATAGTCCATAAAATTAGAAGTTCAAGAACTGAAAAGTATGGAAGACCTCTTGTTCTGGCCGCAATCAGAGATATCCTTTATGATGATTATTTTACGGATACAAAGCGAAATGTACTCGACGAGATCAACAACAAACTTATCTATGAAACATTTCCGGAAGGTCAGCAAAAAGGTACTTGTGCACTTACAAAGCAGCAACAGCAGGCGCAGCATGATGCTGTAAAGAGCGCGATTCAGACAAAGAATACGCGAGGTGGAACATCGTTTGTTTCGGTTTCAGCAGGAACTAAGCTCGATGCTCTTAAAGTTGCAAATACAGATATCTTTGATGAAAAATATGAGTCGGATTTAAGTGATAAGATTTCAAAAGATCTTGGTTTTGCTGGTTCTCTTCTCAATGGAGTAGGCTCAGGAAGTTATTCTGCTCAAGAAAACAATCTTGAATTAATTACTGCAGAATTAATGCAATGGATCGATCAGATCCAGGCAGAGCTTAACAAATGTATAGCGGAGAACATTATTAAAGACAAGAGGAATTGGGTCGAGTGCAAATATCTTCCCATTACACATGTCAATAAAGGCAAGATGGTTGAATATGCGAAAGAGCTTTATCTACAAGGTAAAGGAAGTTTGTCATTATGGGCTTCAGCATGCGGGATTTCGCAAGATGTGTTTTTCGCTATGCTTGACAAAGAGCTTGAAGATGGAATCGAGGACAAGTATCCAGTACATAAAACTTCTTTCACATACTCTGATAAAAAAGCCGGCAGGCCAGAAACAGATAATCCAACTGATAGAACTGTACAATCGCGTTCAAACAATGGGAATGCCCTTATCACTCCGGCTGATAAATAAGAATCTGTTATAAGAAAGATATATGTCTTTTTTATAAATAAAGGAGTTTACGGAAAGGTGGTGAAAAATGGTTGAAAACATTTGAGATTTTCAGTGAATCCAAGAAAAAAGGGCAGAATGGCAGGAGAAAGTTCAGAGCCATTTTATATAAGATTTTTCCTGATAGTTGTGTTGATGAAGTTAATGAGGTTGGAACAGAATACAATTCAAACGGCATTACATGGATCAGGGAATATTGTGAAAAAGCTTTGCCAAGTATTAAAGGTATGTTCTTAAGAGTCGAATTTTTAGATGATGAAAGAACAGAATTGTGTGGGCATGGCATGACGGATACTATTGATGGCGTACCGATTTTTGAGAATGCGACCACCATTGGCACTTTTACAAACGGTTATATTAAAGAAATCACAGATGATAATGGAGAAAACATTATAGCATGTATTGGCGAAGGGGAAATTGATAGTAGTTGCTATCATAATTTCTGTGAGAAGCTTGACGCGGATATTGAAAACGGAATATATCCACAAGGAAGCATCGAAATTATGCGCACAGAAGAAAATAAAGGCATCGTCTATAAATATGGATATAAGGATTTTGGGCGAATCCCAACTGAATTCATCCACTCTGGTTATGCCCTTATTGGTGTTACACCTTCCGACAATTCCGCAAAATTAATCGAGTTAAATGAAAACAACGAAAAAGAGGAGGAGACAAAACATATGACTGAATCCGAAATCAATACTCTCGTGAAGCAGATTGTTTCTGAGTATACAAATCAGGAAAGCGCAATTTCTCAGTGCCAGGCTGATTGTGAGAGCAAGATCAGCGAGGCAAATGCTGCCGTTGAGACTATTACAAATGAGAAGAATGAGCTTACAGGTTCCGTTGAACAGCTTAAAGATGCCCTTGAAAAAGTTCAGGCTGACTATGAGGAGCTTGATAAGAAATATCATGAGCTTTGGGAAGAGCGTGAAGCTCTTGAGAAGGCGCTCGCAGAGGCTCAGGCCAAAGAGCGTATCGGTGAAATGAATGCCGCCATTTCTCAGTTCAGCGCTGAGGAAGTTGCGTATGCACAGGCAGAAATCGATGCTTTCAATGAGAATCCAATGACTTCTGAAATCAACTCTATTGTTGATAAGATCTATGCAGAGATCGGCAAACAGAAGAAAGCAGATGAAGCGAGTATTGCTTCTGAGCAGAATTCTGCGGCGGTTGAAGTAGAAGACATTTTCAGCGCTGTTGAAAGTGGCGGCGCTGCTGAGGATGACAATATTTTTTAATTGAATCTAAAACCACGAAATGTATTAGAAAGGAAGAATGTAAAAATGATTAAAGTTCGTACTATTGGTATGCTGGATCATGCCGTTACAAATCCCACGCTGAAATCTCAAAACGCCGTCGAAAACTATACTTTTATGACCGTGGACGGCGATCTGTACCTGATTGCCAACAACATCACCGGAGATGATGCTTATAAGGATGATGTCACCATCAAGGCCGGCGATTGCCTGCTTGGTTGGCTGATCAAGCCCTTTGCGTCTCAGGAGATCGTTGCCGATGAGAAACACATCGCCTACGCCAACGGCAGCGACTTTGACGACATCACCGCAGGCACAACTCTGTTTACCGTCAATGAGAGCGGAAAGCTGGCCGTCGCAAATGCCGCTCCTCAGTCCGGTATTTACTTCAAATGCACTGGCAAGACCACCCTTACCGGCAACGCCGTTATTCTGAAGGTTAATGTGGCTTAATTGTCGTTTTATGATAAGAAAGGAAGGTATTAATATATGAATACTACATATGAACTGAACAATCTGCGCAAGGACGCAGATGTTTTCAGCGGTAAGTTTGACAAGGCTTCTCCCATCGTGGAGATTTTCTCTGCTATGGTCAACGGTGAAGAGCTTTCCCGTTTTGGTGCGAAAGCCGATAAAGCTGTCAAGTACATCAAAGAGCTTGGCGTCCGTGCTGATAGCGGCGACGGCATGGCTGTTGCGGAGCTGAACACCCTTCGTCGTTTCATGATCGAGACTCCTATTCTGCAGGAGATCAAGCTGCTGAACATCTTTGGCAATTTCCAGACTGTTGGCTACGATGAGAGCATTGAGCGTGAGGTTTACAAGCATGTCGGTGAGCGTTCCCGTGAGCAGGCTCTTGGCGGCGACGTTGTGTTCCCGCAGATCGTTAAGGAGCGTTACCCCGTTGGTACTCACACCATTTCCGGTGGCTACGCTGTCGATTATCGTCGTGTTGCCCTTGGCGATATGTCCAAGGAAAATGAGGGTATGCAGATGGTTCGTACCGACATTATGAACCGTGCTATGCTCCTGGTTGTGAATGAGGTTTACAATGCCATCAAGAATGCAAATGGTGTGAAATACAATGTCGAGCTTAATGGCCTGACAAAGCCCGCCGTCGATGGCGTTATCACTGCTATCCGTCGTTTTGGCAAGCCCACCGTGATCGGCGACTATGCTTTCCTTGCTCAGTTCTCCGCATGGGCTGGTTATAAGGGAACTATCGATTCTACTACGATTACCGGTATTTCCGAGAAGGCTATGAACGAGCTGGCTGCCAATGGCCTGCTTGCCACTTATAACGGCACTGTCCTTGCAGAGCTGCCCAATCCTTACAACGAGTATGATCTGAGCGGCACCTGGACTGCTGATGGCTCTACTCAGCAGAAGAACTTTGCCACTCTGCTTCCTGCTGGTCTTGGTTTTGTTGTTCCTGCCGGCGTGAAGTCTCCCATCATGACTTGGGCTCGTGGCGGTCTTACCAGCTTCACCGGCAACAACGTTCATACCGGTAAGCTCGAAACTCGTTTTGATCTTGAGTGCGCCGTTGACGTTGCCAAGGGCGAAGAGCACAAGATCGGTCTGATTTACGACAAGAATCTCGGCGGTCTCGACTAATCTAATTTATTTATAGAGAGGCGTCATTTTAATGGCGTCTCTCTGTTTACAAAAGCGCAGGAGAATTCAAATGGAAAAATCAGAAAATTTTTATTGTTACTCGTTGCGGCTTTTTCATTTCCTATCTGCTTTTTCAGAAAAATGTTACGCATCAAAGATAAACTCAAATAGCAAAAACAGATATTGGGTTTTCAAAAAGTCAAGCAGGTTGGATAAGATTATCGCTTTATATAACGAAACGAAACATAATTTTAATTGAGATCATAGACAATAATTGAAATGAGGAATTAAAAATGGCAGATAAAATTGAAAATAATAATACGGAAGAGGTAAAAACTCGTACAAAAAGAAAACCTGAGTCGAAAGAATTTAATCTTGATACGCGGGTTAATGTGAAAAATCTGGCTGGGTGGACAGTTGGGTTTGGGCTTTTGCACGATATTGCCGGTGGCTCAATTTCATTTATGAAAGACAGTTCACAAAGAATGACTCGTAATGAAATTCTTGCGCAGGTGAATAATGGCAATAAGCTGTTTTCAGGTACAGATGGAAATGGGAGTCATGCAACGCTGTTTATTGATGATGATGAGACAAGAGAGTATATAGGCTATGATTCTGAAAACAAAAAGCAGCTTATCTTCTCTGACGAGATTGTTAAGAAGCTTTTTGCTATGACGCAAAATGAGTTTGAGAATCAGATTAAATATTATATCGTAACACGAGCCGAGAAGTATTCTTTTATGGAAGCCGTTAAGAGGCTTGGTCTTAATGATTATAGTAAGATTATGTTTGCAGAAGAATACACCGGATATAAACTTGCTATTTTCTAAGAAGAAAATGACAGGAGGTGCATGCAATGGCTGCCACAACTGCAAAAGAAATTATAGATAGTTTTGAATCCACCTTTCAGGACAAGTGCGAAATTCCGGAGGAGCTTGAGTTGCTTTGGCTGAAAAAGGCTGTTGCGCAATATTCTGTTGAAATTGATCCTGTTTCATATGACGCAGATCTTCAGACATTCGGAGCTTCATTGAATCAATACGCTATCGATACGATTGCGCAAATGATGAAGGTTTATTATATGGAGCGAGAAGTTTCAAAGGTCAATAAGCGTATTTCTATTGTTTCAAAAGATATATCGATTGACGGCAATAACGGAAGCAAAACAGCAGCGAAAAATGAGCTTGATTACAATGCTGCAAAAGCGTCTATTATGGTGTGGAATCAGAAGCCGCCTGCATATAACTGAGGTGAACCATGGCAAAAGAATGGTATTTATTGAAATCACCGCACGACCAGGTGAGCGGATTTGAAAGCGACGCACTGAATGATTTTGGAGCAGAAGGGTTTTTGGAGGCGCTGGATTCAGACATGGCTGTAGACGCCGAGCTTTACAACTATGACCTCTCCGAATGTACAACAATTCGCGCCATCTTCAGCAACAGGCTTACGGACACGAAGCTTAAATCTCTTGTAAGGCATCTTCTTGTACCGGTCGGATCATGCCATGCAGGAATGTACGCAAAAGTAAAAGGGCGATTTTGGTTGATAGTCAGTGTCGTTGATGACAACGGCGTATATGAAAAAGCTATTTTATCAATCTGTAATTATGTGCTCTCATGGCTGAACAAAGACGGAGCTCCTGTACAACGATGGGTAAATATCATCTCCGCGTCGCAATATAACAATGGAGAACATGAGAATCTGAACTATACCATCCGATCTGACCAGCTTATTATATCGTTGCCTGACGATGAAGAGAGTTTGATGCTTTCACAGAATATGAGGTTTATTATCGATAAACGATGCAAACTTTACGAAAAAAACTTCACGGAGGAAGCGCTTGTTGTTACCGGCAAACCGGTTATCACCTACGAACTAACGCGTGTTGACTCTGTGATTTACGATTATCAAGACAGCGGATTGCATCAGATCATGGTTACTCAGGATGAGCAGCACGAAAATGACGGCTACTATGTAATTGATGGAAAAGGATATTGGTTATGTGAAACACCGCGCATGAGCCAGCATTCAAAAGAAGCACCGCGCTGTTCAATCGATTATGAGGACACCATTATTTATAACGATATTGAGCCTGTTGCATTTATTGCAAGATTCTATGACGTGAATGGATCGGAGATTAAAGGTATCTCTCCGGAATGGGATATCACAGGAGATTTTGCAGAGCTTCTGGATGTTGCATACACGGAAAATGATATTGTTATATCAGCGAATAACAAGAAGCTGATTAACAAGGAATTCGTGTTGACGTTACGCGCCGATGGATATCTTGAGGACTCCCTGAATGTTTCCGTCAGAACCTTTATGTGAGGTGTGCCATGGCTAAAGTTAAGAAAGACACTCTTGAACGAGGAGACTATAAAGAAAAAATCCATGCTGCTTTATATAAGAACGAGAACGTTCGAGAGTTATTGCTTGGAGACACAAACGGAAAGAAACCAACGCAGATTATGAGGGAATTTAAGGATCATGTAAAATCTCACCTTTTTGTTGACGACACAATTCTGGCTACAGGGTCTTATATCTATTACGATATTGTTATGCCGGACTTGCACACAAACACAAAGAAATGCCAGGTAACTTTGTTTGCAATTTGCCACAGAGATATCCTGGATGATTATACAAAGGATGGGTACAAAGGGAATCGAGCAGACATTCTTTCGGAGTTTATTGAAGAAGCCTTGATTAATAATCCTGATGTTAACAGAGATTTTGGAATCGGGCCGCTTAATCTTATAAGTGTATACCCCTATAATGCGAGAGAACTTTATGGAGTCAACATGATATTTGAGGTGCCAAATTTCAGATGAAGCTTGACTATGGAACAATTACAAGCCCATTTCCGATTCCATTTACAATAGGAACGATCCGCAAACCGACGCTGGGAGAAATTGCAGATCCGCGTGTGATTGGTTTTCAAAAGTTTGGGCTTTATGAAAGTCTTCTTGTTCTCACACCGCAGGAATATTACAAGGTTACTGGGGAGAACACTGACTATTATTCTGCTCTTTCCGAGGAAGAGAAAAAAGACCTTACAATGTTTTGTGCGATTGAGCACGACAAAAATCTGCAGGAGATGTATGTTTCTCTGTTCCGTTTGTTTTTTATAGAACCGGTTACTTATATGGAAAAAGTTTTTTTGATACTGGAAGATCAGGATCAAAAGGAATCTGTCAAAGGTGTTATCACGGAAGAACTCTTTCCGGATGTCCTTAACATCATAAAACAGATATGCGGGATGAGTGCGGATGAGGATGATCTTTTAAAAGATGCATCAAGAATGAAATTCAAAAACAAGAAAGCCAGAAAGCTTTACGAGAAAATCATGAAATCAGAAGAAAATGGAAAGAAAAACAAGAGACCAAATTCTAATTATTCGATTCCAAATATCATTTCTGCCGTGTGCGGTTGTCATCCGTCCATCAATTACACAAATGTTTATCAATTGACGGTTTATCAGCTATTGGATACGTTTGAAAGATTGAAGATAGATTCCTCATTTCATATTTACAGGACAAGTGTTGCTGTTTGGGGAAATGAGAAGAACTGGTTTGATCCTGAACTCTGGTACAAAAACGAATATGACAAGAAAAATGAGTCTGCTTAACGGCAGGCTCTATTTATTAAATGAGGAGGAAATATTATGGTTGAACTGAATAAAGCCAACAGACAAGTTTGCGACGTTGATATTCGCATTCTGAAAACTATGGCACCTTATTTGTTCTTTGACACTGCAAATACTACTACTGCCGGCCTGACCGGTGATTCCGTGTACGCCATGGCTAAGGGCTCCCGCAGAATTGCGTTCCCGAACCCCATGACCGGCACGCTGACTATTGAGGCGCAGGTATATCCGTTTAAGTTCTTTGCGCTGTTCACTGACGGCCTGGTTGAGAGCGAGGCTGTTTTTGCCGTTCATAAGGTTATCAAGGCAAGCGAGGCAGGAAAGATCACGCTGGTTCCCGGCAATGGGAACACTATTGAAGCGGGCTACGTGTTTGTCTATCCTGTCGGCGAATACGGCGATGAGAGCAAGGCAATCGCCGGTTCTTTTGCAGGTAACGTCTTTACCGCTACCGATGAGACTGCCATCGCCGCCGACGAGGAATACGAGGTCGGCTATCTGTTGAACAAGGCCGGTGTTAAGAAGATCGGTTTTGCCAACAAGAAGCTGCCGAAGGATTATTTCATCACCATGAACACTCTGGACAAGGATGAGGAAGGCGCTTTTGCTCCCTTTATCATCACTGCTTACAAGGCAAGCATCCAGCGTACCTGGGAGCTGTCCTTCAGCTCCGAGGGTGATCCCGCGACCGTTACCGCGACCTTCGATCTGCTCGAAGATAAGAACGGCAATATCCTTGACATTGTTGAGGACGAAGCGGAAGAATAATTATCCTATTTACAGGGAGGGTATTTATACCCTCCCCGATTTGAACAGGAGTTAATATGATTTTAGATTGTAAAGTCATCTTGAATAATGAATCTGTGACTGTGATTCGTTATGGGGATAAAAACATTCAGATCCCGCCCATTGGCAGGAAAGCCAAAACAGTCAAGGTGAAGGACGACGGAAAATACACTGTTGTACCTGACGATTATACTGAGCCGGAAAACTTGTCTGTTAAAAAACAGCCTGTTCCGGAAGCCGCTGAAAAGAAACAGCGGGCAAGAAAGAAGAAGACCATTGAAATTGGAAAAGTGTCCTTTTTAGAAGGGTAACATGGTTATTGCAGTTTTGTTTTAGGGAGATACAGACTGCATTGTAGCTGTGTCTCCCTTATTTTTGGAAATTGGAGTATTAAAAACGATGAAAAATATCGGGTTTGAATCATTAGAGGAAGCGATTTCCTGCTATGGCAGAGAAAATTTAATTGCAATTGATATGCTGCCGCAAATCATTTTTTATACGAAACACGGTTGTCAGCCAAAGTTTGTTTTTGAAAATGAACTGAAGCCAGGGAAAATTACAGCATGGTTTCTGAAGGACG